CAGGCATTTTGGGAGCGCGTCACCCGCGACGGCTTGCAAGCGATTGGCTGGCCTATTGAATTGACATACGACGCGAGCAAGATTGGCGGCGCGTCGCTTCGGATGGTCATGGAGGTCGCGCAGCGCACGATTTCCGAATATCAATACATCGCGCAAAATATAGCCACCAGAATTGACGCATGGCGCATCGCCAAGGCTATCAAGGAAGGAGAGCTTTCCATCAACCCTGACTGGTGGAAAATCTCGCACCAGACTCCGGAACAATTAACGGCGGACAAGGGTTACTCCTCGCAGGTTGACCGCGAGGAATACAAGCTCGGATTTACCACCTTGAAGGACATTGCCGCGCGGCGTGGCCGCTGGTGGGAAGAGGAGCGGGCGCAACAAGAGGCCGAGGCGGATGACCTGCTCACGCGCGCCAAGGCACTTGCCGAGAAGCACGGTGTGAGCATCGAGGCCGCGCTTTCCCTATTGCAGCAACGCTCACCAAACCCGCCGTCCACGATGACGCCGCAAACTGAACCGCAAACCGAATGAAAGCCATCCTAGAATCCCAAGAGGTGCTCCTGATTGACCCGCGCCGCTGGGCCGCGCAACTAGCCACCGTCCAGAATTTCCGGCCCGGCGCTTTCGGTTTCACCAACGAGGACGACGAGGACTGCGACATTTACGGCGAAGCGATTGAAAAAATGAGCGTGGACGCGGACGGGATCGCCGTTGTCCCGATTTGCGGCACGATTGCCACTGGGCTCCCTTCCATTGCTGCCGCCTTTGGATTTGTTGACACGGCCAGAATTCGCGCCGACATCGAAAACGCGCTCGCTGATACCAACGTGAAGGCCATTGTCCTAAACTTTGACTCGCCGGGCGGCTTTGTCACCGGCACTCCGGAGCTTGGCGAGTTCATCGCCAGAGCCGCCGAGGTCAAGCCAGTATATTCATTCACGTCGGGCCTGTGCTGCTCTGCCGCCTACTGGCTCGCCGCGCCGAGCCGCGCCATCTTCGCAACTACAAGTTCCGAGGTTGGCAGCGTCGGCGTGTATGTAGCGCACAAGGATTATTCGGCCATGGCTCGCATGATGGGCCTGGCCGTCAAGGTTTTCTCCTCTGGCAAATTCAAAGGCGCGGGCGAAGCGGGAACTTCCCTCTCGGAGGAGCAGTCGGCAGACCTACAAAGCCGAGTGGACTCCATTGCCGCCCTTTTCAAAACCCACGTCCTCCAATACCGGCCCGGCATCGCGGAGGACTCCATGCAGGGGCAAACCTTCATGGGCTACCAAGCCGCCGCCGCGCGCTTTACGGACGGCATGGTTTCAAGCCTGTCAGAGGCAAAAAAGATTTTGCTTGCGGGGGCGTAGCAAATAAGCGAAGCTAATTGCACAAACAGAAAACATTATGACGGCATTGCAAGAACTCGCAAACCTCAGAGGCGAACTTGACCGCATCAAGGCCGACTCCGACCTTAATGCCCAGCAATTCACGGAGGCGCAAAATGCGCTCGCCGCCGTCACCGCCAGCCGGGACGCGCTTGCCGCCGAGAAGTCCGAGATTGTTTCCGAGCGCGACGCGCTTGCGGCCAAAGTTGCCGCTCTTGAAAAGGCCGCGCACGATTTCGCTGCCTCCGTTGAAATCCGCGCCGCCGCCCTTGCAGTCGAGCAGCTTGCCGCCGTCGGAGTCGCTCCGCTGGCAGGGCTAGTCCAGCCAAACGAGACGCGCGAGGCCGTCTTGTCCGCATACGGATCCGCCGACGCCAAGGGCAAGCGCGACATCTTTCTCAAGCATAGGGAAATTTTCAGCATCAAATAGTCACCTCAACATAACTAAAAACTATGGCAAACTCACTCCAAGGCGTCAACCTTGCCGCAATCGCCCAAAAAAGCCTCGACACTCTTTTGCCGCGACTGCCCATGATCACGGGAGTCATGGCAACCGACTTCTCCTCGGAAGTGGCGGTTGAAGGGGCTTCCATCACAACCCGCGTCGCGACCAAAACCACCGCTCAGGATTTTAACGCTACGACTGCCGATCAGGACGCAACCACGACGGCCAAGACGATCACCCTTTCAAACTATAAGGGCACGCGCATTGCCTTCACCGATTCGGAATGGAGCAAGTCGAGCATCAACCTCGAAGATGTATTCATCAAGCCAGCGATCCACGGCATCGCCAGCAGTATATTGAGTTCCGCATTTGATATCTTGTCGGATGGTAATAACTTGCAATGCTTGGAAGCCGATTTTGATGCTGAAAAAGTGGCGGAAATAGCCAGACAACTGACCGCTGCGGATGTCCCTTACGAGGGCCGATTCTTGGTTTTGCAACCTGGATACTATATGAGCCTCGCCAAGGATTCTGCGGTTCAGGCCGCGTATGCCTACGGCTCGCCCGATGTGATCCGTGAAAACCTAATTCCCCGCGTCCACGGCTTTACAGTTTGGGAAAGTAACATGGTTCCTCAAAACGTGTATCCGCTTGGGGGTTTTGCCGGACACTCCCAGAATGCGCTTTTGGCGACGCGCCTGCCCGCCGTGCCAGCGAACTTCCCCGGCGACGTGGAGACTGTCACTGATCCGGAAAGCGGCTTTTCACTTCAATTCCGCCGCTGGTATTCCGCAGACGACCGGAAACACCGCATGGAAGTCGGCGTCATCTACGGCGTAGCCGCCGGAACTGGCGGGAACGTGAGGATTGGCAATTTTGAGTAATAGCCACTCAGACTGACCATCTCAAAAACAGGGCAACGTATGAAACCTGTCGTCACCTTGGCGCAAGACAGCACCGGCAAATTTGCCGTCCTGTTTGCCGGAGACAAGCGGCAAACGCAAACTGCGGACGCGCTATTTTACAACAACGAAGCGCTGCGGGCCGCTGGACTGAGCGGCGAGGTCGAGGTCGCTTTATACCGCGCTCCTATGCCGTTCCGCCGCCGCACCGCAAATCTCGTCCTTGCGGGCAACGCGCCAGAGCCGGAAGCAACTTCCAGCGAGAAGCCTCCGCGCGGCAGGCCGCGTAAAAACCCGGTCGCCCCGACTGCTGGCTGATTTTTTATAGCGCAAGAGACAAGTTCCCTGGGGCGGGACGGATTCACCGTTCCGCCCCTTTGTTAATTGTGAGCCTGCAAACCGAACAAGCCGCCGACCTTGCCGACATCTTCTACGAACTCGGCGAGACGTTCACCTTTGGCGCGAGCTCAATTCCTTGCTCCATCACCTTTCGCGGGCAGGGACGCAAAAACGATCTTGGCGGGTTCCTTGATGACTTTGACGTGACGATAACGGCGCGCATCGCCGACCTCCCCGGCACGCCGCCCGCCGTTGGTAACACGGTCACGCACCGCTCGCGAAGCTACCGAATTGAAAGAGTCGAAAGTGGACAAACCAACGTGGAAATCCGTTATTTATGCACAGCCGTGAACCGATAACCGACCTCTGCGAGGTCGCGGAAGTTGCCGAGCTGCAAGCGCGCATCTCTGCTTGCACTTCGAAAAAAATACTGAGGGAGCTGGACGCGCATTTGGTGGCTGCAAAAGCGCGAGAACTGCGCGGCCTGACGCCAATCTTTCCGCCGTTGCTTGTCCCGGCGCGTTGCCGATGAACGCCTCGGTTGAAATCGACACGCGGGAGTTTGACGCGGCTTTGAAGCAATGCATCGCCACAACAAGCAGGACGCTGGCAAAAGCCATCAATGACAAGGCCGGAGGCGTTGCATTCCGAGCTTACAACGCCACTCCAAAGGCTGAGCGGAGCAGGATTGCCGCCGAACTCGACGCGCGTTACGATCCAGTCATCGGAAAGCGCGGCAAGCCAACAAAGCGAAAAAAGTTAGTGGTGACGAATCAGCCTCGCGCCCGCGCGCTGCTCGTGGCGCAACTGCGAAGGCAGGGCAAGCTAGGATCCGTGCGCGACCTGGGCGCGATGGTCAACGCTTTTGTCAGCCGCCGCATTGCGTCCGCTGGCTTCTTACGCTCCGGCTGGATTCCGGCCATTCGAGCGCTGGCAAAGGGCAGTGTGTTTGAGCGGAAGAAAGGCAGGCCAGTAGGCCGCGCGCTTGTAGCAAAAGACTCGCTCTCGCCTCTGGCTGAGATCGAAAACAATGCCACGCCGAAAGAAAAGTCCAAGATTCCGAGTGCCGAACGAATTCTGACGCTGGCCTTGCAAAAAGCCTTCCGCGAGGAAACCGGAGATATGCAAGGATACCTCGCCCGCAAAGCGCAGGAAGCCGCCAACACCGTCAACGCAGTCAAGAAATAGACATGGCCTTCAACTCCATTCAATCCAAACTAGAACGCGCGGCGGCAAGCGTGGTTGCTTCCGCTGCTTCCGGCGTTGCGTGCGCCGTGTTGACCGGACTCGACTCCGACGCCGTGACGCTCCCGTGCGTCATCTGCGAGGCGGGCAACGCGGTTCCGCCGCCCGGCTTGCAGTTCACCGGCTTGCAGACCGTTGACCTGACTTTGACCGTCCGCAGCAACAAGAGCGACAGCACGCCGACGCAACACGAGGCGCGGGCTGCGGCCATCTTTGATGCACTCGTGACTGACACGGCGGCAGCTGATCTGAGCGCCGGGGCAAGCGATTTCACGGCGTTTATGGTAGAATTCGGCCAGTCCTCCCAGTCAGTTGAGGACGATTCGCACCTCTCCGAGATGACTTTTCGGGTGACGTGCTGCCCGTCCAACATCAATTAAGTCGCCCAAACTACAGACGACTCTTGACTTCGCTATGGCATTAGAATAACTTAACAACAAACTAAAAAACTTATGAGCGTTCAAAAAGGCACGGCGTTGGTTTGGGGCGTGGGCGGCTTTTCCCTTGATGGAACGGGCGTTTATGCCACCGGGATTGTCCAGTCGGTCCAGTATTCTCTTGGCGGCGAGGAGGCCGAGACGCGCGGACCCGACGGCAAGGTTGAAAACG